ATCCCGCGCACATTTTAGGCACTAAAAACCAAAAGGGTATGACCGTAGAACAAACAAAGAAGTACAACGACCTGCTGAACCAATACGAGCAGCGCGCCGACTTGACGCCAGGGCAGTGCCAGCTGCTGTACACTTTGGCGTGCGTAATCATTGAAGAGCACCAGCTGCAGACTTACTGCGATGCCAACGGCACGTGTTACGAGGTAGTCGGCAAGTCAGGCGACACCTATAGCCGCATGCGTCCAGAGTGGCAACAACTTAAAGAGGCACGCCACCGCAAGCAAATCATTATCACACGCCTTGAAAATTGGATTGGCGAGGGCAAGCCAGCAGCAGACGAAAATGCCGAATACTTTAGCTAATGAACCACGCCTCTTTGTTTAGTGGGATTGGCGGATTTGACCTAGCTGCAGAATGGATGGGCTGGAACAACGTCTTCAACTGCGAGTGGGAAGAGTTCCCGCGACAAGTCCTAAAACATCACTTCCCAAACGCCATACAACATGGAGACATTAAAGAACTCGACGCGACAGCTTACGCTGGACGAGTTGATATACTTACAGGAGGCTTTCCATGCCAACCCTACTCCCTCGCCGGAAAGCGAAAGGGAAAGGAGGACGAACGCCACCTGTGGCCGGAAATGCTGCGCGTTATTCGAGAATGTGCGCCGCGCTACGTCGTGGGCGAAAACGTTCGCGGCCTTGTTGGTTGGAATGGAGGGATGGTCTTCGAAGAGGTGTGCGCTGACTTGGAAACTGCAGGGTACTCCGTACAACCGTTCCTTCTTCCAGCTGCAGGTGTCGGCGCACCGCACCGAAGAGATCGAGTCTGGTTTGTTGCTTACTCCGACGACAAGAGAGGAAGTGATGGACACGGACAAATTCAAAGCGCGGATGGAGAAGTACGACAACGGCACGACCGTGCCCAACCTTGCGACACAGGTAGCGGGAATGCTTCCGACACCGACGGCTTTCGACTACAACACACCGAGGAGTCAGGAAGCGTGGGACAAAGCAAAGGAGAAGCACGGAAATGCGTTGCAAAACCCTCTCAAGCAGATGGCGGCCTTCGGAATGCTTCCGACACCATGCGCACAAGAGGGAGACAAAATCACAGGCAAAGAGAATCAAGACAGCCTAACCAAAAGAGCCAGGTCCCAAACTGGGAAAACTTCCCAACTGTCTCCGCTATTTGTGGAGGAGATGATGGGCTTTCCAAAGAATTGGACGGCCTTACCTTTTCAAAGTGGAGACGAGAAAGTATAAAAGCATACGGCAACGCTATTGTGCCACAAGTAGCATTGCAAATTTTCAAAGCAATTGAGCAATACGAAATATCACTTTGACGACGCAGCCGCTGATCGCGCGGTTGAGTTTATCGAGCGCTTTTGCACGCACGTCAAAGGTGAGCTTGGCGGCAAGGCGTTCTTGCTGGAGGACTGGCAAAAGGACGACATCATACGCCCGCTGTTTGGATGGAAGAAAGAGGACGGCACGCGCAGGTACCGCACTTGCTACGTTGAGATTCCGCGCAAGAATGGCAAGTCAAACTTGAGCGCGGCCATTGCATTGTACATGTTGTTTGCCGATGGCGAGCGAGGCGCCGAGGTCATTAGTGCTGCTGGCGACCGCGGTCAGGCCAACATCGTCTTCAACATTGCACAGGAAATGATAAACAACAACGCGCACCTGCGAAGCCGCGCCAAGGTGCTGCGCAACGTTGTGCACTACAAAAGCAGTTGGTATAAGAGTATTAGCGCTGAGGCGTACACGAAGCACGGTCTTAACTGCCACGCTGTGATATTTGACGAGCTGCACACACAACCCAACCGCGACTTGTGGGACGTGCTAACTACATCGACAGGCGCACGACGCCAGCCGCTAATTATGGCACTGACTACAGCGGGCCACGACCGCGCAAGCATTTGTTACGAGTTGCACGAATACGCTAAGCAAGTACAGGACGGCATTGTCGAGGACGACACGTTTTTGCCTGTGCTGTACGCAGCCGATGCCGACGACGACTGGACGGACGAAGCGACGTGGCGCAAGGCCAACCCTGGTTACGGCACAATTTGCCACAAGTCATACTTTGACCAAGCCGTACAGAATGCCAAGGCGAATCCGTCAATGGTTAACAGCTTTCTGCGCTTGCACCTCAACATTTGGACGTCAGCAGAAACCGCGTGGATTCCTGACGACATCTGGATGAAGGGCAATAAACCGATACCACATGATCGCTTACACACACTGCCTTGCTATGGCGGCCTTGACCTTGCGAGCACTCAGGACCTCACAGCATTTGCACTGTTGTTCCGTGACGATAGCAACGATTGTTTTTATTTGCTTGTGCATCAATTTGTCAACTCTGAAAAAGCGTACACGAAAAAGCTAAGCGCGGGCATCGACTACGTGGCGTTTGAGCAGGAAGGCGACATTAGCATAACGCCAGGCAACGTGACGGATTACAGAATTGTCAAGGACTACATCACAGATCAGTGCGCCAAGTACGACGTGCGCAGCATCGGCTACGACCCAAGGTTCAGCACCTACATTGTTAGCGAGCTGGAGGCGGACGGCGTGACGATGGCGCCAATGGCTCAAAACATCACAACTATGAACGGGCCGACCAAGGAATTTGAGATGGCTGCAATGAAGGGCCAGATTATCCACGGCGGCAACAGGTGTATGCGTTGGCAGATGGGTTGTGCCGTGGTGTACACCGACGTCAACGAAAACAAACGCGTCACTAAGGAACGGCAAGAGAACAAAAAGGTTGATGGCGTGATCGCGTCCATCATTGCCATGAATGAATACTGCCACACACTTACACAAGAAGATTTCTTTTTTGACATCGTAGACCTTTGATAATTGCGCGTTGTGTGTTATATTATAGCTTCACAACGACTGTATGGCCACACTTACAGAACGCCTTAGCGCACTTTTCAGGTACCGAATCGGTAAGTACAATTCGCAGACGCTTGAGGCAGAGCTGGGCATCAACCCAATTGTGCGCAGCGGCGTCAATGTCACGGAGCAAAGCGCACTGGCGATTAGCACAGTCTACGCTTGCATTTACAAAATTGCAAGCACAATTAGCAGTCTAGGGCTGGAGCTTTACGTTCGCGATGGCCGCAACGTGGAGATTGCAAACCAGCACCCAGCGTACAACCTGATTACTAGCGAGCCAAACGAATATCAAAACGCTTACGACTTTTGGGAAAACGTCATGGCGTCAGCGTTGATGTACGGATGCGGTTACGCTGTCATCGAACGCAACGCACGTGGTTACGCTGAACGCCTGGTGCCCGTCAGTTACTATGACGTCGATGTGAAACAGGTAGACGGCGAGCGCGTGTTTGTTATCCGTGACTATGGCGCCGTGACGCAGGACAACATGCTGGAGATTTCTAACATGAACCGCATGAGTCCGATTCGCTTGCATCGCGAAAACATGGGACTGGCCAAAGCAGCGCAGGATTTTGGCAGCGAATACTTTGGCCAAAAGGGACAGATGACAGGCGTGTTGGCTAGCGATCAGCCACTGCGCAAAGAGCAGATGGACGTCATTCAAAACAGCTGGAACCAGAGCGCAATGAACGCAGGTACAAAGCTGTTGCCTTTTGGCTTTAAATATCAGCGCATTACAATTACACCAGACGAGGCGCAATTTATTGAGACGCGCAAGTTTCAAGCCGAAGAGATTTGTCGCATTTACAGCGTGCCGCCGTCACTGGTGCAGCTTGAGACACAGACGACGTTTAACAACGTAGAGCAGCAAAACCTGCAGTTTGCCCGTCACACTATTAGCCCGTGGGCCAAGCGCATCGAACAAGAGATTGACCGCAAGTTGATTCAAAGCTTTGAGCGCCCAGACGTGTACAGCAAGTTTAGCATGGATGACTTGTACCGTGGTGACTTGGCTGCGCGGACCAACTACTATCAGCAGATGCTGCAATCGGGCGTTGTGTCAATCAACGAGGTGCGCCGTAAGGAAAACATGAACCCAGTAGAGGGAGGCGATACGCACACAGTACAAATCAATCAAATCGCGTTGGACCGCCTTGGCGAGTACAGCGACAAAGTATCAACCGATGGAGGACAACCAACAGCATAAGGACGCCGAAAAGCGGACGATGGGCACTATTGAGGTGCGCGAGTCTGAAGGCGACGACATGACGCTTGAGGGTTACGCTGCAGTGTACAACAGCGAGACTGATCTCGGACACTTTCGCGAGGTCATTAAGCCTGGCGCATTTGACGAGGTGCTCGACAACGACGTACGCGCACTTATCAACCATGACCCGAATTTGATTTTGGGCCGCACCACTAACGGCACGCTTGAGTTGAGCGTGGACGAACGCGGCCTGAAGTACAGAGTAAAGCTTGGTGATCAGCAGTACGCCAAGGACTTTTATGAAAGCGTAAAACGCGGTGACATTTCACAATCTTCGTTTGCCTTTACAATCGACAAGCAGAGCTGGAACGAAGAGCGCACCGTGCGAAGCGTGGACAAGGTGCGGCAGTTGTTGGACGTGTCACCAGTGACTTATCCAGCATACGCAGCCGCCACGGTGCAAGCGCGTGACCAACAGCTTGAAACAGAAGAAGCCAACGCAGTTGCTGAGGCTGACACAGATACAACAGTTATTGAAACTCAAACACACACAACTATGAATCTCAATGAGATGAAGGCAGTGCGCGGCAAGCACGCGGACCGCTACGAAGAGTTGGTTAACGTCGCAGAAACAGAAAACCGCGACTGGACTAACAACGAACAAGAAGAAGCCGACATGTGCAAGCGCGAGGTAGAGCGCCTCGACGGCAAGATTACACGCCGTCAAGCACACGAGGACATGATCGCGCGTCAAGCACAGATGGGCGGCACGTCAGTGAGCGAAGCCAAAGAAGTAAACCGCGTCAACAAGTCTTTCAGCTTGAGCCGTGCCGTCAATGCCGTTGCAATCGGCAAGGCGTTGGAAGGTGCAGAAGCTGAGTGGGCACAGGAGGCCAACCGCGAAATGCAAGCGCGCGGCTTGAACATGTCAGGTCAGATTGGTATTCCAGGCAATGCTTTGTACCGCGCTGGTGGTGCTGACGATTTCCAAGCTGGATCAGGCGACGGCTCAGGCTTCGTTGCTACTGCTGTTCCTGGTGCTATTGACGCCTTGCGCGCGCCAACTCTGGCTGAGCGCATCGGTGTGACAACCATTAACAACGCAACCGCAAACTTGCAGTTCCCACGCGTAAGCGCAAAAGCTGCAGGTACTGTGGAAACAGAAGTATCGCCAGACGCTGATTCAGGTTTGGAGATGGATGACGTAACCTTGACACCAACACGCGTTGCTGCAAAGACTTTGTGGTCAAAGCAGTTGATGTTGCAAGGTGGCCCAGCTGTGGACGCTTTGATTTCGCGCGAGTTGTCAGCGGGTATCAATGAGACAATTGACAAAGCCGTTTTCGCCACAGCCCTTGTTAATGCTGCAGGCGGTGAAGATGTCGCTGGTGCATTGGGTTACGCGAACTTGACTGATGCAGAAAAAGATGTGTTGGCAGCGGGCGGCGATTTGTCGCGTTGCGTATTCGTTGGATCACCCTCTGCTATGAGCATTCTTAAAGGCGAAGCAGCAGTTGCCAACATTCGCGCCGTTGTTGAAGGCAACAACGTTGATGGGTTCACCACCTACTTCTCACCAAACGTTGCTGACTCAGTAGGCGCTGGAGCAGGTAGCTTGTTGTTTGGTGACTTTGCTGCTGGTATGTTGCTCGCGTTCTTTGGAGGTATCGACTTGTTGGTTGATCCATACAGCAACGCAGGAACAGCGCAAATTGCTTTGCACGTCAACAAGTTCTACGACACAGACGTTCGTCAGGCAGGCGCACTTGCTAAACTGACCAACTTCAGCTAATAACAACTAAACTAACGGGAAGCCTGGCAATAGGGCTGGGCTTCCTTTTTTTTGTAACGCCATGTATGTAGCACGCCCAGCATATTCTAGACTGTCAGACTTTATGACGTTGGCAGATATTAAGTTGTTCTTGCGCGTCGACCACGACGACGAAGACGACGTGATTGAGGCCCTGGCTAATGCTGCTATCGCGTGGTGTGAAGATTACTGCAACCGCAAGTTTGCTACAGGCCTTTCTGCTACTTTTTACCTTAGCAGCTTTCGCAGCGCCTCACTTGCATACGGACCTGTGACGTCAATTACTAGTGTTGTGTACGACGACACTACGGGCTTTGAACAGACGCTAGACGCGTCTAAGTATTACTATGATCGTCCTAGTCAAAACCCAGTACGCATATACTTCCACGACGTGCCAGACGTGGAGGACTACAACAGCCAACCTGTGCGCGTGGTTGCTGCTGTAGGTGCAGCACCAAACGACGCTGTAAAGCATGCTGTACGCTTGCTTACTGGGCACTGGTATGAAAACCGCCGCACTGTGGTGACGGGCACGATTGCTACATCTATCCCATTTGCTGTCGAAGCTTTGCTTAGCTCACAGCGCATTCTTGACATGCGGCAATGAACATTGGCTACCTAGATAGACGCATTACGTTTGTAGCGCCTGCAACCGACCGCAATGAATACGGCGAGTTGACAGGCGACACAACTGATTACGCGACTGTGTGGGCGGCCCTTGACAACAAGAGCGCCAGCGGCGCCGTAATCCAGGAACAGGAAAGCACCATTAACCGCGTGACATGGCGCGTGCGCAGCAGCACGACAACGCGTGCCGTTACGCCTAAGTACAGCATCCGATACAAAACGGACATGTACAACATTGTTGCCGTGCAAGAGGTAGGCCGCAACAACGAGCTTCATTTTATCACTGAACGCGTAAAGAGTGAGTGATGATTAAGCTTGACATCAAAGGCCAAAAGGAACTGGAGAAGCGCATACAGCGCGCAGCGCGTTGGAGCGTTAAGGACGCCGCACGCCTTAAGGCGATCAACGAACGCGTGGGTAAGGTTTACACTACGGCGCTTTTGGCCAATATCCAAGACTCAGAGACAGACATCAAAGTTTATGAGCGCACGGGCGGCGGCCCTGGACGCAAGAGCAAGGCAGGGCAACTAAAGCAAGTTATTAAGCGTGGCACCTTGCGACGCAGCATCAAGGTGTTCCAACGTCGCAACAAGGTTATTACATACGCGGGACCAAAGTCGAAAGGTGGGCGACGTGGACGCAGCACTAAGACAAACCGACAAGACGGTTGGTTTTCTGCTATCGTAGATCAGGGCGCAGGGTTTGGTGACGGACGTAACAAAGGCGTATTTACACGCACACAGAAAGCAACGCGTCAGCGCATGGTCAACTTGCGCAACCGCTTGCTGCAGAAAGAATTTCAAAGGTTTATGCGATGAAAGCAGGGATTGCCATATACGCTATTTTGAGCAACAAGGCGTCAATCACAAACCTTGTCGGTACGCGCATCTATCCAGAGAGCGCGCCCGAAGGTGCGCAGATGCCTTACATCGTGTACAGCGTTGT